TCGTGCAAAGGCCGACCATCTGCTCGGCGCGCACCTCAGTGAGTTCAAGACGACAGGCTCGACGTTCAGCTTCGACAAGTACGCCGAGAGCTGCCAGTGGCGGTTCATGACCGACATCTTCGAACCGCTGCAGGTGACGTATCACGTGTTCCTGCTCGACGACCACGAGAACGGCGTCGCCGAGTTGCGCGGCATCGAGAGCTTCAATCTCTACCCGTACGCCGAGCTGCACCAGGACTGCTGTGCGCTGCTCGATCGGTTCGTCGACTACGTGACGGTCAAGGGCCTCGACGGGCTCCTGGACGACCGCCAGAAGGCGGCGGCGTAGATGTGGCGCTCATCCCGGTGTTCCACGGCGACGTCGGCGCAGACGGCAAGCTCGCGCTCGACCCCGCCGAGCAGCCGCGGCGTCGCGGGTATCTCCAGACGCTCGCCGGCCGCCGCGTCGATGTCGTGGTCAAGGTCCACCGCGAGAAGCGGAGCGATCGACAGAACCGCTGGTGGTGGGGCATCGCGGTGCCGCTCATCGCGCACGAGCTCGGCTACGACAAGCACGAACACGAGACCGTCCACTACGCCCTGGTCGCCAAGTGCTTCGGCACCAAGTGGGACCCGGTCATGAAGCAGGACATCCCGACCGTGCGCAGCTCGTCGCTGTCGACGGTGCAGTTCTCGGAGTTGATGGAGTGGACGGTCCGCTGGGCCGCCACCGAGCACGGCATGAACGTGCCGTTGCCCAACGAATCGGAGCACGCATGACGCCCGCCGCCTTTCATCGCTTCATGGTCGACCCGAAGACGCCGGCGTTGCTCGACGCGCAGCTAGCGGACAACGCGCGCGTCGACGGCGTGCCACCGCCAGGTCCGCGGGAGTGCTGCGCGGATTGGGCGACGGTCATTGACTGCACCGACGGCGTCGACACCTGGGAGTGCTGGTGCTGCGGCCGCACGTGGACGGCGCTGTGCCGCTAACGCGTCTCAGGCGCTGGTGGTGCGCCCTGCGTGGGCATGGCGACACGCTGCACGTCGACCCTCGGCGCGTGTTCCTGCGGTGTGAGACCTGCGGGCGCGAATCGGTGGGGTGGAGGTTCTAGGTTCGAGGTTGTCAGGGCTTCCGGATGTTGCGATACGGCCAGGATGCGCGCTCAGCAGAAAGCCTGGATAACACCCGTGCGACGCCGGAGGCTGAGCCCCTGACCACAAGTTCTAACCGGGTGTGGGCATTTCACGGCCCGTCGTGAACCCTGGGGCGGTGCGTGTCCCTGCGACCACGTACTTAAGAAATGGGAGACAGCCGGAGAGACGGCATCTCGTGCTCGTGCAGTCAGTCGCCACGATAACCAACGGTTCAAGGTTCCTAGGGATGCCCGTAGATCGCTTCTTTCACCCACGCGCCGGCCACTCGAAGAAGGTCACGTCGTTGACGGACCTGGAATTCCGTGTCTGGTGGACCTATCAAATGGCGGCCGACGACTTCGGCGTGATGCGCCGCTCGGTCGTGGTGCTCCAGGCCGCCAACGACTCGCTGGCGCGGCGATCGAAACAGGCGGTCGAGAAGGCGCTCGATCGGGTCGTCGATGTTGAGCTGCTGCAGTGGTTCGAGCACCAGGGCGAGTACTACGTCTGCCAACTCGACTGGCAGGACTTCCAAAAGGTCAGATACCCGAGGGAGAGCCACAACCCGGTCCCGACTGCGGCGATCTTGGCGAAGTGTTCCGACAACACTCGCGCACTTTTCGCGCAGCGTTCCCGCAAGACTTCGGAAACATCTCCGGAAGATTCCCCTCGCGCGGGCGCGCGGGAAGAGGCTAACGGCTTACGGCTAACGGCTAACGGCAACGGCTCAGCGTTTCGGAGCGACGGCGCCGCGGTCGGCATGCTCCCGAAAGACCACCTGAAGCACGCCGCCTGCGACGAGACGTTTTCGCACTGCGTGCCGATCGCGGTGCACGCCAAGTTGAGCGACCTGCTGGCGCCGAAGCACGGCGGCGATCGACAGGCGGCGAGCGCCGCGCTCAAGGACTGGTATCGGACCGTCTGGGCCAGTTTGCCGGCCGACTTCGTGATGGGCGAGGCGTTCCGCTTCTGGCAGGGTCGGTTCGATGCCGCGTTCGCGACGGCGGATCCGACCTCCGCCAAGCGCGTGAATGAGCCACGGTCGACGGTGCCAGGGGCGGACAAAACCACCGAGTACCTGCGCAGCCAGAGGCAGGCATGACGCCAGTCGCCGAGCCGATCGACGCGCGGGTCATGCCGCACAACCTCGACGCCGAGAAGGCCGTGCTTGGGGCGATTCTGGCCGACGGTGGCCTGTTCGCCGCGGCGGCGGAGCACCTTGACGCGCCGACGCACTTCTACCGGCACGCGCACCAGGTGATCTACCGCGCCATGCACGCGCTGGCGACGGCGCAGACCGAGATCGACTTCATCACGCTCAAGGACGCGCTGGCGACCGCGGGCGCGTTGGACGAGGTCGGCGGCCCGGCCTACCTGGCGTCGCTGTCCGACGGCGTCCCGCACGGCACGAACGTCGGCGCCTACGCGCGGCTGGTGCGCGAGCACGCCGATCGTCGGCAGCTGATTCACGCGGCGGTCACGATCATCGCGCAGGCGCACGACGGCGACGAAGACGCGCGCGGGCTGATCGACAGCGCGCAGCAGCAGATGTTCGCGATCGCGCAGGGCGACGCCGGCGGGGGCTTCAAACGGCTGTCCGAGATCATGCCGGCGGTGATGGACCAGATCGAGATCTGGTGCCAGTCGAAGCAGGGCGTCAGCGGCATCAGCACCGGCTTCCGCGATCTCGACGACATGACACGCGGGTTCCAGCCCGGGAACCTGATCATCATCGCGGCGCGCCCGTCGATGGGGAAGTCCGCGCTGGTGCTGAACATCGCGCAGCACGTCGCCCGCGGCGACAAGACGGTCGGGCTGTTCAGCCTCGAGATGTCCGAGGAGGAGCTCGGCGTGCGCACCCTGACCGCCGAGGCCGGCATCGACGGCCACCGCCTGCAGCGCGGGTACGTGCGCGACCACGAGTGGGGGCGTCTGTCGCAGGCGGTGAGCACGCTCGCCGAGTTGAACCTCTTCATCGACGAGTCGCCGTTCATCACCGCGTTCGAGATGCGCGCCCGGGCCCGTCGCCTGAAGGCGCAGCACGGCCTGAGCCTGCTGATCGTCGACTACACGCAGCTGATGGTCGGCCAGGAGCGCCGCGAGAACCGCGCGCTCGAGCTCGGCGCCATCTCGCGATCGCTGAAGGCGCTGGCCAAGGATCTGAAGATTCCGGTCATCGCCCTGTCGCAGCTCTCGCGCAAGGTCGAGGAGCGCACCGACAAGCGGCCGATGCTGTCGGACCTGCGCGAGTCCGGCGCGCTCGAGCAGGACGCCGACGTCGTGATCTTCATCTACCGCGAGTCGGTGTACCACGAGACTGAACAGAACGCGCGGGTCGCGGAGTTCATCATCGGCAAGCAGCGCAACGGCCCGCTCGGCACCGTGCGCGTCGGCTGGATTCCCGAGCAGACGCGCTTCTGTAACCTGTCCGACCAGGCCGAACCCGAAGATCAGCGGCTGCCCATGGGGGACCGATGAGGGACGTGATTCACGCCCTCGTCGAGGCCGGCGCCATCGTGTGCGAGGTCTGCCAGGACTCCGGCTGGGAGCGGTTCGAGTGCACCGGGGATGCCGCATGCGGACGCCACCGCCGGCATCTCCCGCACACGTTCGCGCGGCCCTGCGCGTGTCGCGCCGTCAACCCGGCCTACCAGGACAAGGTTCAACGCAGTCGACGGAGGGACGCGGCATGACGGAGATCGTCTTCATGGTGCCGGGCATTCCTCAGCCGCAGGGCAGCGCGCGCGCCATCATGGCGCCCGGCGCGCGATTCCCGCGGGTGTTCAGCGACAACCCGAAGCTGAAGGCCTGGCGCCGCGACGTCGCCGCGGCCGCGCGCCTGGCGCATCGCGGGGCGCCCTTCGACGGCCCGGTCCGCCTGGTCGTCGAGTTCTACCTGCAGCGGCCGAAGGCGTTGCGCGTCGATCGCGCGCATGTGACGCGGCCAGACACGGACAAGTTGCTGCGCGGGATCGGGGATTCCCTGACCGGCGTGGTCATCGGTGACGACTCGCAGGTCACCCAGATCAAAGGTTCGAAGTTTTACGCGGCCGCGGGCGACTCCCCGCGCGCGGTCATTGTGGTGACACCCCTCACCGAGGAAGGTCGGCTCTTGTGAAACTGTTCGACATTGCGAAAGTGCCCTGCTACTGCGACGGCGTGACCCATTCGCTCGAGAAGCGCCGCGGCGAGGACGTGAAAGTGCTCACGCTCTCGCTGAAGGTCGCGCCCTTCGATGCGAAGCTGGCGACGGTCATGCCCGACGGCGTGAAGCCGACGCTGTTCAAACTCAACTCCGGCGATCCAAAGGAAAGCCTCCGGCGCGCCGACTTCGCGCTCGGCGTCGAGCGCCAGCAGCTGCACGTATTCGCGTCCCCGGACACCGACGCCGCGACGCGGATGCTCGACCAGGTGCGCGTCCACGGCACCTACGCGATCGCCCAGAAGGATCGGAACGGCTACGACTTCAAGTTCAAGGCGACCTTCGGGCCCGTCGGCCGCGACGAGCTCGAGTTCATCCAGTCCTGGCTGCTGACGCAGAAGTTCGTCACGTTCGAAGCGGCCGAGCCGGGGATGTTCGACGAGATGGTCGACGACGGCGAGACGGAGGACGACGAGAAGGCGCGCCAGCCCATCGACGGCCGCGTCCCGATGTGGGACGACGCGCCGACCAGCCCGGCGACGCCGAGCCGCGCGAAGCCGGCCACCGAGCGCGCGCACCGCCCGCTGCATTCCCACCAAGGCAAGAAGAAGACGGCGGCGAAGGGCAAGGGCCGCCGGAAGTGAGCGCCAACCTTCAAGCCGCGCTCGCGGAGCTGACGGCGAAGCGCGATGCGCTGAACGGTGTCATCGCGACGTTGCAGGACTTCCTTGGTGCGACCGCTGGAGCCGTGGTCACCCCTCCGCCGCCATCCAACGCCCTAATGAAGGTGCGCAAGGCTCCCAGGCAGTCACCGCCGGCGCGCGTCACCAAGCCTGCGCAGACGGGGCCCCGGGCTGACACCGCGGCTGCGCGCGAAGAGGCCATCCTCACAGCCTTGAAGCGCAATGACGGCGTGGCCAGCAGCAAGATCCTGCGCGCCGCGATGCCGAAAGAACCGAAGCTCGACGACGACCAGCGCACGGCCGCGTATCGGAACTGCCTGCATCGGCTGAAGGTCAAGGGCTTGATCGACCGCACGGGTGACACCTGGTCGCTCGTCGGGATCGGCAGCGAGCGCACGTGACCCTAGCTGCGCGTATCGCCGCGTTCCAGGCGACGTACGCCAAGTGGCCGGCGTCCTGGCCACATCTGGTGAAGGAGGGCGGTCGAGACGTCCTGTACGCGACCTGGCTGATCGGCAACCACTACCGGAACGCGACGCGGTACTACGGGGCCTATCCGCCCGGGTACTTGAAACGGATCGCCGCGCTGTTTCCTGACGTCGAGCCGGACGCGACGCTGCATGTCTTCGCCGGGTCTCTGCCGGAGGGTGTCTGGCGCATGGATGTCAGCCTCGAGCACGATCCGACGATTCCTGGCAGCGTATACGACGCGCGGACCCTGATTGATCGCTACGTCCGCAAGCACCATCGGTTCCGGCTGCTGGTCGCGGATCCGCCGTACTCCTCGGCGGATGCGGTGCACTACAAGACGACCATGATCAGCCGCGGCCGCGCGCTCGCCGCGCTCGCGACGGTGACAAAGGCTGGCGGTCATCTCGTCTGGTTGGACGTCTGCTGGCCGATGCACCGCAAGGCGGAATGGGTCACGGTCGGCCGCATCGCGATCGTGCGCTCAACTAATCACCGAGTACGGATGGCGACGATTTTCGAGCGTGCCGCATGAATCTGCCGGACGCAATCGCGCCGGCCTGGGTGCCGTGTCCGGACTGCGGGCGCACACTCGGCGTGATCGTGGTGCTCGACGCCGAGCGTCAACCGCTCTGGTATCGCTGCATCAATTGCGGGGCCTGGGATCCGCGTCGTCCGGTGCAGCCGTCGCTCTTTTCTTCAGAGGTATCCGCGTGAAGAAGATTCTCGCGGCCGACCTCTTCTGCGGCGCCGGCGGCGCGTCGGTCGGCCTGCGTCGGGCGTGCCAGCGGCTCGGCCTACCGCTCGAGCTGCTCGCCATCAACCACTGGCCGATTGCCGTCGAGACGCACACGCTGAATCACGCTGGCGCCCGCCACATGTGCGAGGCGGTCGAGCGCATCGACCCGCGTAAGGCCGTGCCTGGCGGCCGCCTGCACCTGCTGATCGCCGCGCCGGAGTGCACGAACCACTCGCGCGCCCGCGGTGGCCGGCCGATCAACGACCAGTCCCGCGCGACCGCCTGGCACATCCTGAAATGGGCGCAGGAGCTATACATCGACCGCATCATCATTGAGAACGTCGAGGAGTTTCGCGAGTGGGGCCCAGTCGGCGCGAACCACAAGCCGTTGAAGAGTCGCAAGGGCGAGACGTTCCGCGCGTTCCTGGAGGCGCTGCGCTCCCTCGGCTACAAGGTCGAGGATCGCGTCCTGAACGCCGCCGACTACGGCGACCCGACCACGCGGAAGCGGCTATTCATCCTCGCGACGCGCGGCCGCAAAGGCATCACCTGGCCGACGCCGACGCACAGCAAGACCGGCGACCCCACGCTGTTCGGGAAGACGAAGCGATGGCGGCCGGCGCGCGACGTGATCGACTGGTCGGTCGAGAGCCGCAGCATCTTCACTCGGAAGAAGCCGTTGTCGCCGAAGACGATGGCGCGGATCGTCGCGGGGCTCGAGCGGTTTGGCGGCAAGGAGCTCGAGCCGTTCCTGGTCGTCCTGCGGAACAACTGCGGTGCCCGGTCGCTGAGCCGGCCGATCCCTGCCATCGCCGCCGGTGGCCAGCACATCGGCCTCGTCGAGCCGTTCGTTGTCACGATGGAGCATCAAGGCAGCGTCCGCAGTATCGACCGGCCGTTGCCGACCATCACAACGGCGAAGGGCGGCGCGTTCGCCCTGGTGGAGTCGTTCGTCCTTGGGCAGCATGGCGGCGCGGTGCTGCGGCCGGTTGATCGGCCACTGCCGACGATCACCACCGACGGCGCGATCGCCCTAGTCGAGCCCTTCCTTGTCGGCTATCACAGCGAGCGTGTGGGCGAGCCGCGGCGGGTGCATCGGATCGACGATCCGCTCCCGGCGCAGACGACGGAGAACCGCTTCGCCGTTGTAGAGCCGTTCATCAGCAGCTACTACGGCACGCAGAACATCAGCCCGGTGTCGGCGCCGGTCCCGACGATCACCACGAAGGACCGCTTCGCGCTGGTCCTGCCGGTCGTCAACGGGCGCGCGCTCGACATCCGCCTTCGGATGCTGAAGCCGCACGAGCTCGCCCGCGCGATGTCCTTCGGTGACGACTACAAGTTCGCCGGCAACCAGGGCGACCAGGTGAAGCAGATAGGCAACGCCTGGGGCTGTGGCGTCGGCGAGGCGCTCTGCGAAGCGCAGCTCGTCGACTTCGCCTCGAAGAACCATCAGAAGAAATTCACCGTACTGGAGGCGATCGCATAATGGCGCTCTACGCCGATAAGACACGCGTGCCCGTCGCACAATCACGGGCCGAGATCGAGAAGCTACTCGAGCGGCACAAGGCCAAGCAGTACGGCACCGCCGTCGACTATGACCTGCTCGCCGCGCGCGTCCAGTTCAAGCTGCACGATCGCGTCGTGCGCTTCGTGATCAGCCTTCCGGATCCGAAGAAGCTCGGCAACGGCATCAAGCTCGAGCAGGCCGAGCGGCAGAAGTGGCGCGCGTTGCTCCTGGTCATCAAGGCCAAGCTCGAATCCGTCGAGAACGCCATCGAGAGCTTCGAGGAATCGTTCCTCAGTCAGATCGTCATGCCGAACGACCAGACGGTGGCGCAGATCGTGCGGCCGCAGATCGGCGAAGCCTACAAGAGCGGCAAGATGCCGAAGCAGCTGGCGGCCGCGCCGGATGAAAAGTGACGGACCGTCGAGATGAGCGCACGCCCGATCGCCGGCGCCTGCTGCCGCGTCCAGGTGGGCGTCGCGACACCGACCCAGAGCCCGAACACGGAACCCGGGGACGCTACCAGCGTGGCTGTCGCTGCGCCACATGCACCGCCGCCAACACCGCGTACATGGCCAACCTGCGCACGCTGAAGGCGAAGGGGCGCCCCCCGCTCGGCGCGCGCATCAGCGCCACCGAAGCCCGCAAACGCATCGCGCAACTCAAGGCCGAGAAAATCAGCGGCCGCGCGGTGAACCGGCTCTCAGGTTTGAAATCGCACGCGCTGGTCGTGCATTCTGCGATCACGCTCCGGAAACTCTTGCGCATTCGTCGGATCTACCGGTTCTACATGACCGGAGAAGGCCCGGACCAGCCTCTCGATGCCACTCACCGCTAAGCAGCGGCGCTTCGTCGCCGAGTATCTGATTCACATGAACGCGACGCGGGCCGCGAAGACGTGCGGCTATCACCCGAAGATGGCCGCGCAACTCCTAGCAAAACCTAGCATCAAGGCCGCCATCGCGACCGGGACCGCCAAGCAGCTCGAGAAGGCGGAGCTCACCGCCCAGATGGTCAAGGATCGCCTGCGCCTGCTCGCCTTCCAGGACATCCGACAGCTGTTCGACGCGGACGGCAACCTCCGGCCGGTGCACGAGCTGACCGACGACGCGGCGGCCATGGTGGGCGGCATCGAGGTCATCATCAAGAACGCCGAAGCTGGCGATGGCGTCACCGATCGCGTCCACAAGATCAAAGTCGTCGACCCGGTCAAGCCGCTCGAGATGCTGGCGAAGCACTTCAAGCTGCTCACCGAGGTCCACGAGCACCGGTTCTCCCTCGAAGATCTCGTCGCCGGATCGAACGCCCCCGAGTGACCCCCGCGCAGCAGAACATCCGGCGCTGGCGCGCGCGCCCGGAAACCTTCGTGCTCGAGCAGTTCGGCGTCGAGCCTGACCTCTGGCAGCTCGAAGCCCTGCGCGCCTTCGCGGACCCCGAGAAGCAGCGCATCAGCCTGCAGGCCTGCGCCGGGCCCGGGAAGACGACCATCCTCGCCTGGTGCGGCTGGAACTTCCTCGCCTGCTACGCCGACAAAGGCGAACACCCGAAGGGCGCCGCGGTCAGCATCACGTCCGACAACCTGAAGGACAACCTCTGGCCGGAGCTCGCCAAGTGGCAGGGCCGATCGGAGTTCCTGCGCACCGCGTTCACCTGGAACAAGGAGCGCATCGTCGCCAACGATCACCCGGAGACCTGGTTCCTGTCGGCCCGGTCCTGGCCGAAGAGCGCGACCGCGGAAGAGCAGGGCAAGACGCTGTCCGGGCTGCACTCGAAGTTCGTGCTCGCGCTGATCGACGAGTCGGGCGCCATCCCGGTGACGGTGCTGCGCGCCGCCGAACAAGCGCTCTCGAACTGCACCTTCGGCAAGATTGTCCAGGCCGGCAACCCGATCAGCCTGGAAGGGATGCTCTACGCCGCGGCGACGATGCTGGCGGCGCAGTGGTTCATCATCCGCATCACCGGCGACCCGGACGATCCGCATCGTTCGCCGCGGATCGATAAGGCCTGGGCGCAGCGCCAGATCGACACCTACGGCCGCGACAACCCATGGGTGATGTCGTACATCCTCGGGCGCTTCCCGCCGTCTTCGCTCAACTCGCTGCTCGGGCCGGAAGAGGTCATGGCCGCGATGCAGCTGCAGCTGCCGGCCACCGCGTACAACTGGGCGCAGGCCCGCCTGGGGGTCGACGTGGCGCGCTTCGGCGACGATCGGACAGTCATCTTCCCGCGGCAAGGGAGGCGTGCCTTCCCGCCGATCGTGATGCGCCACGGCCGCGACTCCGCGGTCTCAACCGACATCGCCGCCAAGGTGATGGCCGAGCGCCTGAAGTACAAGACCACCGCGACGATCATGGATGCCACCGGCGGCTGGGCCGCGGGCGCGCGCGACGTGCTGCTCGCCGGCGATTCGAACCACCCGCCGGTCAGCGTGCAGTTCCACACGCAAGGGCTCGACCAGCGCTACAAGAACCGGCGCGCGGAGATGTGGTTCGCGATGGCCGAGTGGGTGAAGGCCGGCGGCGCGCTGCCGAACATTCCCGACCTGATCGCGGAGCTCTCGACGCCGACGTACACCTTCGTCGGTGGTAAGTTCCAGCTCGAACCGAAAGACCAGGTCAAGGAACGACTCGGACGATCGCCGGACCTCGCAGACGCGCTCGCGCTCACCTTCGGCATCCCGGAGCTGCTGCCCGCGGAGCCGGAGGAAGAGTACCGCCCGACCAGCGCGTGGGGCTGAAGCGACCTCGGCCGTGGACCTACTAGTCACAGAATCTCATGACTGACGACGATCGCGAAGTCATCCGCCTGACGACGCTCTATCTGAAGCCGGCGGCCGACGCGCTGGCGGAGAAGGTGCACACCGGCGAGCCGCTGACCGTGCTCGAAGCGCGCGTGCTGTCGTGGATCATCAACAGTCCGCGTCCCGATCGATTGCGTCCGTCGTAAGCGCTCGTTCACACTCGTCCTACACCAACCGTGACCATCCTGCAGTGGGCGCTCTTGAGCGGCGCGATTCTCGCCTATCTGTGCGTGATCGTGGCGGTCGTCTGGAAGGACTTGTGAGTCATCAGGACAGGCGCGAGCCGCTGCCGAAGGGCTATCAGTTCGGCGATGGCGGTAAATCCGAGCTGCAATTGCTCTCCGAAGCCTACGAGCGTGTGGCGCCGAAGGTCGGAGACACGATGTACGTGAGACTCCCGCGTCGGTATCGTCCTGAGCATTGGAACGTCATCGAAGGAGGACGCCACGATGGCTAAGCGCATCCTCCATCCCAAACTGGTTGAGCACGGCCAGAAGGTCAAAGCGGCCCACGCCCATCTGTCAGCCAATATGCCCGGGTTCAAGGCCCAGCCGATGCCGGTGAAGATGCGCGCCGTCCAGCAACACATCCGGTCGCAGAAGGGCTCCTGTTGAGAGGCGCGATGCCGCACGGCTTCCGGCACGCGACCAACTCCGGGTTGCTCGTGCCCGAGGAGCTATCCCGCGAGAAGTGGGCCTTCACCTGGCAGCAGTGGCGTGACCTCGAAAAGGTCACCAAAATGCTCGAAGCCAGCGGCCTGACCCTGCAGTTCAAGTGCAACGACCCGCGCTGCCAGCGAGAACCAATCCAGCGCCACCGGACGCCGGAAGGCGGCATCAGCTTCCGCTGCGAGCACATGGACCGCACGTTCACCAAAGCCTTCTGATGACCGTGCCTGAACTCCTCCAGGCGGATCCGCAGCGCACCGATCCGGCCTGGCGCCAGGAACCGCTGGCCTACGACCATGACAGCCTCCTGACCTTCTACGCCAGCCAGCTGAGTCGCGCCTGATGCCGCAGACCGAGCCGGAGCGCCTCACCGAAATCCGCGACAACTGGAAGATCGATGACCTGGCGTGGACCGACATCCGCGAGGAAGGTGACAAGGACATCCAGTGTCTGACGGGCGGGTTGTGGAAGGCGATGGATCCCGCCGGCGCGCAGCAGCGCAAAGATGCCAACCGGCCGATGATCGAACTGGACGAGCTGAACCAGTACTGCAATCAGGTCATCAACGATCTCCGGGCCAACAAACGCGGCATCAAGGTCACCCCGAAAGGCGCCGGCGCCAACGATAAGACGGCGCTATTCCGGCAGGGCAAGATCCGCGACACCGAGTACCGGTCGAACTCCCACCAGGCCTACACGACGCTCGCCGAGAACATGATTCAGCGGTCCTACGGCTGGCTGGAGGTGACCTCGGAATACGTCTCGGACACCGCTGAGGACTCGACCATCTTCGACCAGGAGCTGATCATCAAACCGGTGGTCAACCCGAACATGATCACGCCCGGCGCGCACGCCGTGAGCAGCGACGGGAAGGATCTCCGCCGCCTGTGGGTCCGCGAAACCCGCGGCCTCGAGGAGTTCAAGCGCGAATTCCCCTCGGCGAAGGTCCGCGGGTTCACGCCCGATGAAGCGCGCCAGGCGCCGCAGTGGATCAAGGGCAACAACATCGACATCGCGAAGTACTGGGTGAAGACGCCGGCCGGGACTCGCACGCGCCTAGCGCTCAAGCCGACCGATACGCAGGCCGAGCCGCTCTTGGTCTGGGAGGATGAGTTTCGCGCCAAGAGCATTCCCTCAGAGCTCGTGCTGAAGTCGCGGAAGATCGAGCGGTTCAAGGTCTGTAACTACCTCACCAACGGCTTCGAGATTCTCGAAACCAACGAGTGGCCGGGCCAGTCGATTCCGTTCGTCAGCGGGTACGGCAAGGTCATCTACGTCACGGAGGGCGGTCAGACCAAGCGCAAGATGCTGTCGCTCGTCCGGTTGGCGCGCTCCCCACAGATGCTGCTGGCCTACCTGGCGACCTGTGAAGCCGAGCTCGTCGGCATGACGCCGAAGTTTCCGTACTTCTTCTGGGACGGATCCCTCTCGCCGGAGGCGCTGAAGCTCCTGGCGCGGTCGCTCCACGAGCCGATCGCAGGCATTCCGGTCAAGATTCCCCAGCAGGCCGGCGCACCGGCGCAGTTCCCGCAGCGCCAGCCGTACGAGCCGCCGATCCAGGCGCTGGAGATTCTGAAAGAGTCCGTGCGCCGCTCGATCCAGGCGGCGATCGGCGCGTCGCCGCTCCCGACGCAGGCGCAGCGTCACAACGAGAAGTCCGGCGTGGCGTTGAAGCAGATCGAAGACACCGCCCAGAAGGGCAGTTTCCACTTCGTCGACCACTACGACGAAGCGATCGCGCGCACCGGCGACATCTTGAACGAGAACATTCCGTTCTTCTACGACACGGCGCGCGAGACCTCGATTCGGACCAAGGACGACTCGCCGGCCATCGTCCGCATCAACGATCCCCGTCAGGCGGACGCGCAGGGGCAGCCGTTGCCGCATCTCGAGGCCAACCAGGAGGCCGGGCTGGATGCGCACGTCGATGTGACCCAGGGCAACCACGACGTCACGATCTCGGTCGGGCCGCGGCAGGACAGCGAGCGGGAAGCCTCGTCCGACTTCGCCGACACCCTGATCGGATCGAAGGCGATGGAATTCGTGGCGCCGCCGCAGCGCGCCAAACTGCTGGCGGCGACGGTGAAGTTGAAGAACCTCGGGCCGGTCGGGGATGAGATCGCGGAAATTCTCGATCCGCAGGATCAGAACAACCCAGCGATGGCGCAGCAGGCCTTGAGTCAGGCCAAGCACCAGATGCAGGAGATGGGACAGGCCCTTCAGCAGCTCACGACCGAGCGGGCGTCCAAGAAGCTCGAACTGGACAGCAAGGAGCGCATCGCCTCCGCCGATCGGCTGCAGCGGGCTGACGATGCGAAGAAGGACCGCGCCCTGAAGCTCGCCATCGCCCACATCTCGGCCTCGAAGGACGCGGACACCTCGGCCCGTGAATCCCAAGAGGAACGGATCGCGCTGGACGAAGAGCTGGCGGCGGATGCGGCGAAGACGGCCGCTGAGCATGACCAGGAGATCAAGATGGCGCTCCTCGACCACGCCCACGGGCAGGCCGATGCGACGCAGGCGCACGACCACGCGCTCGAGCAGGGTGAGGCCGGCGTGGCCGGACAGATGGCGACGGCTCAACAGGCTGCCGATCTCGCTCCGCAGCCAGAGGCAGACGCGTGATCATGCTGTCGTGGATTACGCGCGTGCAGTTGGAATTGTTTCTGCGGCGCCGCCTGACGGCCTCGGAGTGCGCGGAGTGGCTGAAGCGTTTGCAATCACCTAAACCGGTTTGCGACACTGACCGCACCGAATGAAGTAGCACCCTCTCGGCGCATCTAGGGCCTGCAGCCCGAACCGCGGTCTCGTCCACCGCAGATGCCCGATACAGGACTCGCACGGAAGACGCCGTGTTGCCGAATGCCAGGAGCCTGAACACTCCCGAGGCGCGGAACACGGCGTTTTTCGTTGTGGGTTCGCAACGGACGATTCGCACGCCGGGACGAGCGTGAACAGAGGTTCACGTTGGAAGACGTCACCATCGCTGCACCCGCGCAGCCCGAAGCGACACCTGCACCAGCCCTGACGGCCGTTGAATCCGCCGTCGTCAACGACAATTTCACCGACTATCGCGCGAAGCGGCAGGCGGAACGATCAGGCACGCCCGCACCCGCGCCGGCCGCCGAACCCGTCACGGAGACCAAGCCGGAGGCATCCGCGCCCCCCGCTGAGGAACCGCGACAGGTCTCCAAACGCCAACAGCAGATCAACGCCTACGAACGTCGGATTGCCGAACAGGACCAGCGTATCCGCGCGCTGGAGGCTGCTTCCGCGACACCGCCCGAGCCCACTGCATCGCGCACCGAGCCCGTGGCGGGTGAGACGTTCCCGGCCTACGCCCAGTATCTGGAGAAGCATCCCGACGCCTCGCTGGAGGACTACATCGACGCCCGTCAGGACTGGCGTGAAGCCAACCGCACGCGAGCGGCCGCAGCGCAACGCCAGGAAACCGAGCGCGCGCAGAGTCACCAGGCGACCGTGGAAAAGGCGCGCGAGCGTGTCGCGGCCGCCATCGCGGCGGATCCGACCTTCGAAACGAAGCTCGCGCCCGAGCTCCTCACCATCCCGACCCGTGAGATGGCGATCGCGAACCGTCAGATTCCGCTCGCGGAAAACGACTTCGCCAGCGAGATCGCCAAGTCCGAGTATTTCCCGCAGATTCTGCTGCACGTCAGCGAGCACCCCGAGGTGCTGACGCAGATCCGCGGTCTGGAAAATCGCAAAGCGGTCGTCAAGTTCGTCGCCAAGCTCGAAACCCGCTTCGAGAAGGCCGCCGAGACCGCGCCTGTCGTTCCTGCGCCCAAAACCATTTCCTCCGCGCCCAACCCTGGCACGCCACTCGGCACACGCCCCGCGTCTGCGGGCGATCCGGTGGTGGCCGCGGTTCAGGGCAAGGACTTTACCGCCTACCGTTCCGCTCGCCGAGCTGAACGGGCGGCACGTAGGTAGCCATGAAGAATCACCCGTCAGAGTTCCTGAAGGCGAGGCCGTGGAGCCATCGCGTCTTCGGGATCGTGGTCGCGCTTCTCGTCGCGCTCATCGCCCGTCACTTTCTCGGCAACACCGTCGCCGGTGTCCTCGCGGCCAACTCCTTCCAGTGGACGGATGCGGTCGCGATGGAATGCCTCGATCTGATTCTCAACAAGCTCTCGATCGCGTCGAACTTCAATACCTCGTTCGAGAAGGAGTTCACCAAGGACTACGCGGTGAACGATTCGGTCCGCATCAAGAAGCCGCAGCGCTGGAACATCCGCAACGGCCTCGGGTACACGCCCGACCCGATCAACCGCGTGTTCACGACCGTGGATCTCAACCAGCCGTTCGGGTTGGACTTCGAGATCGACTCCGTGGAGAAGGCCCTGCGCATGGAGCGCTCGATGGCCGAAGTCTCCGACCAGTATCTGGCGCCGGCGATGGCCCAGATCTCACAGGAGATCGACTCCCGCGCCGCCCTGTTCGCGTATCAGAACACGAACAACTTCGTCGGCGTGCTCGGGACCGACCCGACCGACTTCGATACGACCTCCGCGGCGGCGCGCCAGCGGCTCGTCGAGCTCGGCTCGTCCACCCACGACGAACAGCGGATCTGCGTCGTGCCGCCCAACGTCATGCGCGCGCTGAAGAAGTCGGCTGTGGGCTACTTCGCGCCGGTGAAGGACATCGGTGAGCAGTATCGCGACGGCATCGTCGGCTATGCGGACGGGTTCAAGTTCTTCGAATCGATGTCGCTCTACTCGCACACGTCGGGTGTGTGGGCGGGCGCGGTGACGGTGACCACGGCCCCGGTCAACGGCGCGACCTCGGTGGCGCTGACCTGCACCACCGGTGACACCTTCCTGGCGGGCGATTGCTTCGACTTCAACACCACCACGGCGCAGGTCAACCCGATGACCAGGCGCAAGACGACGACGGTGGCGAAACCGTTCGTGGTCCTCGCCTCGGTGACCGGTGCGGCGTCGGCCGCGACGATCACCTTCTCGCCGGCCATCTACGGACCGGGCTCGCAGTACCAGAACGTGGACGCGCTCCCGGCCGCCGGTGCGACGCTCACGATGTTCCGCGGCACCGCGGCGCCGACCTCGGCGCACTCGGGCGTCAACGGCCTCGCGTTCACCAAGGACGCCTTCGCGATCGTCGGCGTGAAGCTCGAGATGCCGAAGAACACGGAGCCGGGCTCCTTCCAGAAACAGGATCCGGAAACCGGCATCGCGATTCAGTACATCAAGATGTTCGATCCGGTGCAGCGCAAGATGATCAACCGCTTCGACATCCTGCTGGGCTTCGGTCGCCTCTACAGCGACGAGTGCTCGGTCCGCATCCTCGGCGCCTAAAGGAGACATGACCACCATGAACCGCTTCCGCAATTTGCTTTGGGCGGCCGTCTCCGCGGCCGTGCTCTTCACCGCGGCGCCCGTCTACGCGCAGACGGCGCTCACCACCACGACCATCAGCGCACTGATGGACAGCGTGCAGACGTCTGTCGCGGTCGCCTCGGCCACGGGCATCACCGCTCAGGGCTCTGGCGCGACCGCGCAGTATGGCCTCATCGATCGCGAAATCGTCGCGATTCGCGGCCTGCCTGGGGCGTCCACCACGTTGACCATCATGCGCGGCCAGAACGGCACGCGGGCGACGGCGCATGTCAGCGGGGCGACGTTCACCGTCATTCCCGCGGTCAACAACCCGCAGTTCGTCAACTACGTGCCCTCGGGTGCGTGTGTCCGTTCCAACCTGACGTATGTCCCCGTCGTCGTCGGCGGGACCTCGGTGCAGGGGATGAACGGGTCCACGTTCGACTGTCTCGGCGTCACCACGGCCGGACAGTGGGTGCAGACCAATGACAACGGCACCCCGGTCCTCGGGTCCACGATGGCCTCGACGGCCGGCGCCCTAGGGCTGTTTACCGGCACCTACCTGAAGGTGTCCGGCACGAATGCGATCACGGGGTTCACGAACCCGGCCGGGATCGCGCCGGGCTTCACGGTCTACCTCGAAGCCACGGGCGTCTGGACCTGGACCGCGGCCGGCAACATCCTCACCGCCGGCACGACGACCGCCGCGGGTCGCGTGATGGTGTTCGTGTGGAACGGCGCGAAGTGGGTGCCGGTCAACATCGCCTAATTCGTTGAATGTCAGGCGGGAGGGTCTTCGGGCTCTCCCGCCTTTTTACAGAGGACGTATGGCGAAAAAGAAGCACGTAGAGGCAGAGGCGCCGGTCAGCGATGCCTCGATTCCGACCCTCGCACACTCGCACAAGAACCCGGCCGACCGTGCCCATGTCTGGGAACGGCCCGCGCGGATCGATGAACGGGGACCGTCGCCGGAGCGACCGCACGCGGACTACCCGCACGAGCTCCCGCGCTGGGTGCACAAGAAGGGCGAGCAGACGCTGGTGCACACGCCGGACGAGTGCGACGCGCACCTGAAGGCCGGCTGGGAGATTCACCCCAGCGGAGCCAAGTAAACGTGGCCATCGCCGGGAACTACACGTACGCGCAGGCGGTCACCAAGAGCGACACGGTGGACGTGCCGCAAGTTGGCTCGAACGTGCAGGGCAGCGTGCCCTGTTTCGACGCGCTCTACGTGGGCGGCGCAGGCATCGTCGTCCTGGTGCTGATCGACAACTCGACCGTGCAGTTCACGGCGGTGGCGGGCGAGATCATCCCGATGCGCGGACGGCGGGTGAACAGCACCACGACCACGGCCACGCTGATGGTCGCCCTCTACTACCAGTAGGAGTCCATGCGGTATTGCTCTCTCGCGATCGTGGCGCTCTTGCTGTCGGTCCCTGTGTCCGCGCAGCCGATTCACCATCATCCGCAGAAGGCGGCGTATGCCTCGCCGGCGGAGTGGCCGGTGTTCTCCGGCCAGGCGCACTGGCCGAATCCCGATCCGACGATGACGTGTCATCTGCACGTCGATCCGAAGTTTCCCTATGGGGCGGAGCTGGGCGACGCGTCGTTCCAGGTGCCA